AAAGTTACCTGCAGTAGCTCGTTTATAATATGCAGCTTTTACTTTGAAATGATGCCATGTTAATAATGCTAATCCGCCTTTTTCTTCAGCAGTAGAAGCTATCTTAGCAGCTCCTTTGCCTCTTGTTTCTGCAAATTCCTCAAACTTATCGTTAGTTTGATTGGATTCAAATAATAAATTGTATAATTTCATATTAATAAATATTACAATGTAGGAATCAGTTTATATGATTTACAACCAAATAACAACATGGATCTAAAATCAGCTTGTTGAAATGCATCTAACGAATGTTTTGATAATCGATTAAATCGTTTAATAACGGATATGATTTCGTCCCAATTGGTAAATTCTAATATAGTTTGTACGTAGTCGATATCAACTAACATATCTTGTACATTAGGATAATCCCATTCAATATGAACTACAGGCTGAACTCTATCTTCATTAATATAATCTATGCATAGATCCAGACCGCATTTGAAACTAGTACTTAATATTCGTACTAACTCTGGTCGCTGTTTAGAATAACGTTTTACTTGTTCTGCTGCATCGCCAGCAATAGGATATCTAAAAACAAATTGACTATGATCTAATATCAATTCAGATGTGTTTTGTTGAATCAACCATGGTTGAATAATTGCATGCGCTCCTTTTGCTGCATCGCCATCTTTATACCAAGTAGTGTCGTGCTCTAAAGAAATGCCATTATGTTTATGATATTCTTGTTCAATTTCATTCAAATCAAAACCTTCATGATCTACATGGCATGTACCATTTAATAATACACGTTCTGCAATATCTTCTGGTAATGGTTTTGTTATTTGAATGTTTGAATATACTGGTTTATGTGAAATATAACTTAACATCACATCATGTTTTTTATTATGTTTGCAAAATTTGTTTTTGAATTATTAAAATCAGAATCAGCATCATCAAACAATTTAGTTTCAAATGAATTTTTGCTTTTTTGTATCAAACAAACCGTAGCATCGAATTGTTCTAATCCATTAAGTAAATATACAATACCAAAGTATGCATATGTATCTGAAACTTTTGCTACGAATTCAGCTTTAGAAAATATCAATTTCAATGTACCTAAATCATCTATAGGTGCACTAAACACATGTTCTTTATTTTTTAATCCTAAATATGAAAATTTAGCAGATGTTTTCATTTGTTTTGAAAACTCTTTAAAAAATGGTTTTGCTAAAGACATTGGATCTACAACGTTATTTTCCGTTAATATGTTTTTAAGTTTCATCATTTTGTTAAATCCTTATCATCTAAAGCACCTCCAGTAACCCAAGCAGTACAACTTCTGCTGCCGGCACATTTAAAATGAAGGAAGTTGCAATAACCCAAATCGGCTTTTTCGATAGTAGCCATTGCATCGATATTTTTTTCATTGCCTTCGATGCCCTTAGCCATACAACCCCACATCTTATTCGAAACATCGAATGCTGCACAATTTGCACATTTCATGGTTTTTGCAGTTGCTTCATCAATCTTCCAACGCTTTGCAGCATCTTTCCAATACTTGCCAGGTTTTTCTGGATTTGCTGGACCGTAATAGTATTCATCTATTGCATGTTGTCTATTTTTTAAATTAACATGTATATCTTGTGTTGCAATCGGACAACCCGTCTTAGCTTCTATTAATAGATGTTTTAACTGCATTACTTGCCTCGTTTATTTTTTGATATTTCAACTGCTGCCAATTGAGCTAATGCTGCCTTTTTAGATTTAGCTTGTTTAGATAAACGACGACCAGTTTCAGTTGTAGCAAAATAACCCGCTTCTGTTTTTTCAATTCGTTCTGGCATTAATTGTTTTAAATGATTTTTAAATCCTGCAGGAACAAATTGTGGTTGTTGCATATTATATGAATTCATTTCTGCATCATGATGCATTTCATTCATTAAGAAATCGCCAACTTCTTGTACATCATCTTTCGATGTTGCAATATGATCAGCGGCCCAATCATGTCCATCATTTAATATTTCTTGAACTTGATTAGCATCCATCTCTAACATTGCATCTACATACTTTTTAATAAGTTTTAAATTACCAAAAAACATGTAATTGCCATTTTCATCATTACATCCGCCATTGCCTCCGCAACCGCAACTACATTCATTTAATTTTTTCATATTTATCCTCCTACAGCAAATAATGCTCGTACCCACGCTGAACCATTATATATATACAAATAATTATTAGCAAAGTCCCAATATACACTGCCGCGGGTTGGTGTAGAAGGTTCTGTAGTTGGTAATATGAAATTACCTGATGATCCTAATGTACTTAAATTCATAATCATCGTACTAGAACCAGTAATACTTCCTCCTAGTGATCCATTTAATGTTGTACTACCAGTAACTGCTAAACTACCAGTAATTCTTGCAGAACCAGTAAATGGAAAACTAGTTGCATTTGCTGCAAAAGATGCAGTTGTTGCAAATGATGCACTAGTTGCTATACCTACTAAAGAACCACTAAATGAACCTGTAGCTACAATTGTATCTGTACTAACACCACTTAATGCATCAATAGCTCTAGTAATGTGTTCTGCTTGAATAGTGCCGCCATTAGTAATACCGGTTTTATTTATTATCGCCATTTATATTCCTTTTTTTATATATAGGCCAATTTTTGGTTTTTTCATCTAACCATTCTGCACGTTCGTCACAGCCGCAGTCTTCATTTAATATCTGAGCAATTTGTTTTGCCAATTGATCTAAACCTGTAGCTTTAGTTATTTTTTTAATATCACTACCTAATCCTTTAGACATAGCGGTCTCCATTTCTAATTTTATTTGCCAATTGTATCATTAATGTTTGCCATTGAGGTGTTCTAGGTATTTCAAATACTTGTGTGCCTGGATATGTATATGTTTGTTCTGGTTGCATTAATTGCATATGACCTGTATCATCAATTCCTAATACTTGATGTGGAACTTGTTTCATTGTAATGTTATTACTTGGAATCATTGTACACTTACCTGGGTGTTTCCATTGGCCCATTGCATCGTGCACCGCATTCGTATGTTTCATCACATGATTCCAATCTTCCGTAGTCATAAGTTTTTCTTGCATAACATGTTTTGCTAACATATCACTAACTGATTCGAATTGTACATTTTCTAGTGTCATCTGCTTCATTGCATCTATATGTAACAATTCTTTCAATCGATCAATCAAACCTTTATTTCGCAAATATTTAAATGCTAAATTTTCAACTGAATATTCTCCTTCTGCTTCTAAACCTGATTTCCTTAAGTTTCGAAGACGTAATAATATTTCGTGAATTCGTTTTTCTAGATTAGGATTATTTTCTTTTAAATTTTCAATCTCCCAAATAAATGGCTGAGCTTTCATTTCAATTAAAGAATCATCAATTGATATCAAATCAGCTTTCGGACGATTTATCCATTTATTATGAGTTATAGAATATATACCAACCGACGAATGTAAATCTTCATTCATATCTTGTGCGTACAATTCTATATTAATACCTTTATATTTTAAAGGATAATTATGATTCCAAATTGCTTTTTTTAAATGAAGATAATTTTTTGTCATATGCAAATTATCACCAACTTCCATATAGTTAATTACTACATGTAAATCAATATCACTATATTTAGTCCAATTATAATTTGCATTACTACCAATTAAGATGACATCTAGTAATGTGGTATCAATTTCTAAAAATTCATAAAATTTATTTGCAATTTTCATGAATCCTTCTTGCAAACCAGGACGTAATTCACCTGCTTCCCATATTGCAGGATTCAATTCACTATGTGTATGATATTCTTTTAGCATCTATTATAAATATCATTATTTCCAAAATAGCTGTACTAAAATAAGTGAGAATGCTAATACTAAAGATATTCCAGTTTTTACATTAATTGCTTCTTCTCGAAACATATATGTCATAACAGTAAATATAAAAATTCCTGCAGTAAATGATATAAATCTGCCGGGCCAAAACAAATTTTCAAAACCTGAAACTGAGAATTTAGTTGCTTCCATAAACAACCATGTTATAGGTATACCTAATACCATCAATAGGTATCTATATTCTTTTGCCCATGGCCAAATTAAAGGTCCATTAACTTGAACCCATACTATAATTTGCCCAAATAAAAATAAAAAGAAAGAAGCAGCGATGTGTTTATAGTTCATAATAAATAATAAGGAATATTATGATTACATCCAAATTATTTACGATCGCCTTTATGTAGATCTACTTTGTCTAGAATTGCATTCAATGCTTCCATTTTAATGAAGCCTGCCATTGATGCATTTTTTAATGCACTAATTAATTGAAATATAATAAAAGGGACTAGAACGGTCTCACTTAACCAACTAGTCCCTTTAAATCCTTTTTCTACCATTAACAACGTTGTAAGAAGAATAATCCAACTTACTAAAGTTTTCAAAACTTTAAGTGCTTTAAAGGTTTGAAATCCTTCTCGTTTTACTCCAGCAATTACGCCAAAGAAGCCATCTGCCATTACCACTCCAACCAATGCCAAATATTGATCTGAATTTGCCATTGCTAAGTTGAAAAAATAAGTGCAGATGAATGCTGCAATTGTACTCACTGAATATATCCCCGCGGTTGTTAATGTAGTTGTTTTCATTATTTTATATCCGCTGATTCAATTAATGTATAAGTAAATGATTTACCATGGATAGCAGCTGCTTTACGACAAATTGTCATAAATGCTTCGAAGTCAGCTGACTTTTTAAATACTTGACACCCTTCGGACCAATTCTCAACATATGTTGAATCTGCACCTGCTTTGTGAATATTGATTCCAAATACTCCTTCAGCAATTTTGCTTTCGTCATAAGTCATATCACGATTTGGATCGCG